ATGAAATTTAAAAAATGTCTTCTGCCTGTGGCAATGTTAGCGTCATTCACTCTGGCAGGATGCCAGTCAAATGCTGACGATCATGCTGCCGATGTTTATCAAACCGATCAACTGAATACCAAACAAGAAACTAAAACCGTTAATATTATTTCCATTCTTCCCGCAAAAGTTGCCGTAGACAACTCCCAAAATAAACGGAACGCACAAGCCTTCGGCGCGCTTATTGGCGCAGTCGCTGGCGGTGTTATCGGCCACAACGTCGGGTCTGGCAGCAATTCCGGAACGACGGCAGGTGCAGTTGGCGGCGGAGCTGTAGGCGCGGCAGCGGGTTCTATGGTGAATGATAAAACCTTAGTGGAAGGTGTTTCTTTAACCTATAAGGAAGGCACCAAAGTGTATACCTCTACCCAGGTGGGTAAAGAGTGCCAGTTTACGACAGGTTTAGCCGTTGTTATTACCACGACGTATAACGAAACGCGTATTCAGCCAAATACCAAATGTCCTGAAAAGAGCTAATAATCAGGAGGAGTCATGAAGAAAGTTTTTCTTTGCGCCATCTTAGCCTCCTTAAGCTATCCGGCTATCGCCTCATCATTGCAGGATCAACTCTCTGCTGTCGCAGAAGCGGAACAGCAAGGTAAAAATGAAGAGCAAAGGCAGCATGACGAATGGGTCGCGGAGCGCAACAGGGAAATCCAGCAAGAGAAGCAACGTCGCGCAAATGCCCAGGCCGCCGCTAACAAAAGAGCGGCAACGGCAGCGGCAAATAAGAAAGCTCGTCAGGATAAACTGGACGCCGAAGCCTCTGCGGACAAAAAACGCGATCAAAGTTATGAAGATGAGCTACGCAGCTTAGAGATTCAGAAACAAAAACTGGCGCTGGCGAAAGAAGAAGCCCGCGTTAAGCGAGAAAACGAATTTATCGATCAGGAACTGAAGCACAAAGCTGCGCAAACCGATGTGGTGCAATCTGAAGCTGACGCCAACAGAAATATGACTGAAGGCGGTCGCGATCTGATGAAAAGCGTGGGCAAAGCAGAAGAGAACAAATCGGACAGCTGGTTTAATTAATCGATGTTAGTAACTTCAATCCTATAATTCTTGAAGATAAAAAACCCTCTGTAGTAACAGAGGGTTTTGTTCATTCATAGTGCAGGGTCAAATCATTCCCACTCAATTATTTACGACAATCATAACCAATTGAGTGATAACATTTTTCCAAAACTTAATTTTTCTAGTACCGTTTTATATACCGTCACCGGAAATCAGTACCACGATTTTTGCTTCTTCAGTGAATCGTATTGCTGTTCGCAGGATTCTCCTGCAATCCGATACTTTTCAGCCTCAGCTGCTGTTGCGTTGTAAACTCGATTGCTTTCTTCAAGCATGTCGGCGAGCACACCGATGACCTTGCTGGCTGGCGTGCCAGTGGGGAAAGATCCGGTATAGTGTTCGGCGAGTCGCTTGGTTTTGTCAAGCTCGGCGCGCAGGCTGTCAGCAGCGGCATTAGCATGCTCAGCATCAACACGCGCCACATCGATACGGGATTGTGCTTCACGTTCAATTTGTGTTTTCTCCTGATCACGTTGTGACCTGGCCTTATCATTAGCCTGTTTCTGATCTTCCTGTGCCTGCGCATACCCGGCGTCGTACTGACGACTGCCGTGTGCATTCCAAGCTACAACTCCTGATATGACCAGAACAGCAAGCATCACCATGATAACCAACTGTTTCCTGTATGCTTTTGCGAATGCCCAGATCATACCGCCAGCACCTTACTGGCAGTGATGTACCGCGCGCGCCGGTCGTCGATGCCGTTCCGGCCACCATTGATAATCAGAGTTACACGTGCAATATCGCCTGTATACTTCATGCAACCTTTGCTGGAGAAGAACCACGCCGCGCTACGAGCCGCGTATTCGTCCTGCGCCAGCAGTTCAGGATTCTCCAGCAAGTCAACTTTCAAGCCGTTTCCGCAGTCACGATAGTTATTCAAACCGGTAATCTGGATAAGTCCGCGACCTCGGTAATTCCAGCCATCGCCGGGGGCATTGTTCCCCATGCGTTTGCTGTACACCAGATTGGCAATCGCTCTCTGGCGCTCAAGTGGCAATGGTGGTTCTCCTGCGCGTCGCCCCAATGCGTTGGCCTGTCCCTGAGTGAGACGCCCAGCCCGAACGAAGTTAGCCAGTCCAGTTACGCTGTAGTTGAAATTCTCCTGCAACCGGGTGAAGCCTCCAGACTCATGCCCGACCTGAGCAATAAACATTGCCTGATCTTCGGGTTTTCTGATACCAAACTCTTTCATCGCAGAAGTTATATGCGAGAACCAGCGTGCGGCCAGCGCCTCGCTAATACCAGCAGCTCGCTGGAATTGTTTAATCTCCATGTTTAGACCTCGATATTTTGAAAATCTGAACAACGTTACCGTGTGTTTTAATAACAGCGGCAAGCATGACAGCGTTGATAATAACCTCAGATAAATCCACAGCCATTGGCGTGCGTAACCAGATTGCATAGACGACACGAACAGGAATACTGGCCGCAGCAACAATAAGGAAATAAGCAAGCCACCCTCCCCATCTTCGATGTTGAGATCCGTTACGCCGGAATGTGACAACGCGAATTGCTATGCCAGTACAAATAACTGCATTGGCAATAAGTAAAAGCAGATCATGAGTTGTCATCGTCTTTTCTCCCAGGGATTAAATCGCGTGGATTGTCTGAGCGGTGATAGAGCCAGATTCCAATACGTACTGCGACTATTGCCGACACGAACGCGCCAGCAGAAAAGACGATCCCTTTCTCGAATGAGTCCTGCGTGATAGTTGGGATCATGCTGGCTACGCCGATAAGAATTGATGCAGTCGGTTTGTAGAAGAGTAGCCCGCAGAGAAAGCTGAGCATCGATAGGAGAACCCGACGGCGTATTGGATACTCAACGGCAGAGGTAATAAATATTACCGCGCCGGATAAAGCACCAAGAGCGACCTCTGGAGGAACCCCGACAATGACAGCAGCCAGAGAACCCATGCTAAGCCACTGATTTAAAGACTCACTGGTTAGCTGAGCTGACATATCAGCCACCGTTTACTGTGCATAATGAACCCCCTTAGTTGGTAAGTCCATCATACACAATAAACCATATATGGATAAGTTTACCTCTGATAACTCTTAACTAAATTACCTTATGGGTATATATTGTAGTTAATGATTGTGGAACCCATTAAAAATATTGGATAAATATTAAAATGAATGAGAAGAACTATGGCGTAGTTTTAGCTCGTTTCATCGCCATTGTGCTGGTGGTGTTGCTGCATGTTGCCGCTGGTCCAGTTGGTGCAAAGTCTTCGCCTGATTGGGATTGGGCTAACGTATATAGCGCCATATCAAAGCAATGCATTGGTATTTTCATAGTTATAACAGGGTTTCTTTACTACCATAAAAAGGAATTCGAATTCCATGATTACATTAAAAAGGGTTTTAATGTCTTATTTGTCCCTCTTGTATTTTGGTGGGTAATATATGCATCTTATTACATTATATTTAAAGATACTTCAGTAAGCAGCTTTAATATCATGAAGCCATCTGCTGTTCATCTATGGTTTATGTATCATTATATTGCGATTTACATGTTTCTCCCGATGATAATTATTGGATGCCAACGCATGGATTTGCGGTATAACGTGATGATATTTTTAATTCTATTCTATGGAAATTCTTTATACCCACAACTAAAGAATTTTATTCCTAATGCACCATCTATAGATATTCCATTTGTAAGTACATTAATGTTCTATATTTTTGCCGGATGTATAGTTGCACGACTTGAAAGCCATATCATAAAATTACGCGCTTTCATTTCGTTAACTGCTGTTATCCTTGCGGTTATATGTGTCTTTACAAATAAGGCTATATTGATTCATGGGATCAAAGGAGTAAACCTAAGCAACTTTAGCCCCATTGTTGGCATGACAGCAATAGCAACAACCTGCGCCTGCATTGGATACGCAGACAGAATAAGCAAAAATGCAAATAAACTTGTAACTCTAATTTCCGAATATGCATTTGGAATTTATCTTATACATCCTATTATTATATTTATAACATGGAAAATAGCTCCAGTATCAAATTATGCATGGGGAATACCTGTTGCAACTATATTTTATGTCTTTGCGTCCCTGTTGATAGCTGTGATACTTTCAAAAACTCCTTTGTTAAATAGGGTGATAGCCAAGTAAAAAAAAAGCCCCTCTACGGGGCATTTTTTAAATAGCAGAAATAATGAAACATAACATCTCATCATATCTCAAAGAGTAACCATCACCAGCTTCGCAACCTGAGAATGTCATGATTCCATTTTCATCATATTCTGGTTCCTTCTTATCCCACTTATCGTAGCAAACCATCCCATAACGCATGGGATCTAGCCCTTCATCCTCGAACGCAGAGATAACATCCTGGACAATTGCACCTATATGATATCTTGCGCCATCGCCTTTAATAGCTACCGCATCCTTCATTCTGTACCGACAAATCATTCCCTTAATCTTGATAGCCACACGCTTTTCGGCTTCACTTATATCCTCGAAATCTGTCTTCTTTCTTCTGTCAGATGTGTTAATGGAACCAGAATCGGCGTAGACCTGAGTCCATTTAAATGATGCACTCCCGTTAGACTGCGCGCTAGCGACGCCAGGCAATACCTGATCACTGTAAATCTGAAGAGATTGAGTCCCACCACTTTCACTTGTCACTGTCGGATTTGTGAAGAAGAAAATAGCATTAGGGTTTAAAGTACCCCCTGAGCCGATAACAAGAGGCGTAGAGGTTCCGGTATAGTTTATTTGAGCGATGCCAACTTCTTTTCCTGTTGACGTTGTAAATGATATTTTGCCTAAACCACCTGAATTATTAATATTAAGCTTTGTTCCTGACAATGAGCGCCTTGTAGCTGTCCATGACCCAATTCTGCCAACTACGGAATAAATTTCTAGCCCAAGTACAGTACCGGAGGATTCAATAATGAATCCTGCATTGTTCATATTAGTAACATGGTAAATTTGTCCTATTACGTAGTTAAGACCAGGTATCGTGGTGAGCGAAGGAGCAATGGTTGAAAACCAAGAGAACTCAGTTATGTTTAATGAAGCCATTAAATCAAGAATTTGAGTAACACTGCTGAAGACTGTATTTAAGACTGGATCGCGCAGTTCCCCATGCTCCGAACGCATGAGCCTATTAAATCCATATGTTGGTATCGGGCAGTATCCTGAAGCGGCATCCAGCATGTCAAACCCATCTCTTGAAAACTCCCTCATTATAACAATGCCATTGGGTGTGCTAGGAGATGATTCAGCCATATCACCGATAAGAATTGAATGGATAGTGCCGTCAGGGTGCTTGAAACATCCCTCTGACTCTGTTCTTGAGACGGTGCAACCGTTTGATGCCAGATAAGTCATCAACTTATCTGATTTCACAACAGAGTGGTCTATTAACTCACCAGAGAGTGACACTCTGAGGACTCCGTAATCATGAACAGGGTATTTTGCATCATCAAATGTAGGACGATAACTGCCACCTACGCCTATATGAAGGATCCCATTTTTGTATGCTATACCCTGAATTTTCCATACCATGTAATAGTAGGTAGGGGAGAGCTCTGGAGTTGCAAACCCTGTAAGCATCTGAGAGACATTTATTGTTCCCTGCTTCTCACCTGTATCAAGACGATAAGAATTTATAACAGTCTGTGATTGTGACAATCCTACTGGTGTCGCGTTTAATGTGCAGAAGAGTAAATTACCCTCAATGCACATATGTGATCCAGCCGACTGAATTGTCGTTATTGTGTGCCCTGAAAGCGTGCTACCTGCTGCGGGTAATGTGGTTATGTCATAATAATAAACAAAATCATCCCCAAGACGTCTGTCATACAATCTACGTGATGAACTTCCGCCATATATAGCCACAGACTGATTACTACTGTTTGGACTATAAAACCACGTTACTTGCTCTCCTGCCTGGTTATAAACAACTATAACCCTAAGCGCCCCTCCAGCATTAGGCACATAGTTAATGAAGAGTAGACCATCATCATCATAGTCAGCACCCTGCGGGTATATGATGCTTCCAGCTCCAATTGCCGCCAGTGCATCAGAATACCCAGCGAACTGAAATGGAAGTTTGTAGATTATTTTTTTCCTGAAATTCTGATCTTTAATGGCACTACCAACAGTACCGTCAGGATACTGGATAGAATCGCTATAACCTGATAACCCGGCACCTGTTGGTTTCACTAATTCAACAAGAACATCAGTGGCAGAACCAGATGGCGGCAATGTTACAAAAGGAGACCCACTATTATCGAAGGCTATTATCTTGTTCGCCCTGACAGCGGCAGATGGAAGTGTGGGTATAGGTTCAGGTGTTCTTAGCGTTCTGTTGAGATTGGTTTCAGAAATACTGTCTACATAGTTCTTTGTAGCAGCATCTTGCGGCCGAGATGGATCCCTGAGATTTCTGATATAGTTGCCCAGGGCGTCATAATAGTTGGCTACAAAGGATGGTTTTCTTAACGACAGACTAAACCAACTTCTTACCTGCTGAACAAGCATAGTTAACTTATCAAATGCATCCTCATGCACTTCTGCAAAAAACTTCCCCTGGTTCCTTAGGTCTGTTTCTTGGGTAACCGGCAACTCTCTTGAAATAGAAATCTTATACCCATTGCCTAAAGCAGTTGATAAAACAACATTCCCCCCCGTGTATCCACCAGTACCTGTAATCGAATAATCAGTATCAAGCACAAGAGTGGTTATATTTTCATCCAGATCAACAACCTGCACAACCAGGTCTGACTTCTGAAAAATTCGAAAGGTATAAGGAAATGAAGTCGTAACGCCATTACCTGTATATTCGTTATGGTCAACTTCGGTTGAGACCGTCATGTTAAATCTCCAGATAGTCGCAGCACCCGTTGCGCCGCATATCCGGTTATTCTATTACCTGAAAAACCACATATGGATAGATAAACCATAAATACGAACAGATATTACCTTTCAGGTGATTCGCAAAACGTGCTGGATAGCAAACAAATTATTTGCTACTGCATAAATATACAGTTATTGCATGGAGAAGATAAGATGCAGCAGTATCACTATCCACTGGAAGACGGATTTACCGAAAGGATTCACACGCCGGGAGGCGTCAGGTCACTGGTGGAGGGATCGCACTTGATGAAATTACTCCGGGATCTCGATAAGGATGGATTTAATGTCGATGGCCCACTTGCCGAACTGACTGCACTGATTAACTACGTCACCAGCTCACAGATGTCTATGCAGGATCTGCAAACACATCTCGACTATTGTGCCGAACAATTACGAAAACAAATCCGGTAAATTTAAGGGCCGCGAAAGCGGCCTGTGACATGTCACACTCAAGCTATGACAAACCTATGTACCCTGCTACACCAGATAATATCAAAACAACTGCTACAGCAAATTCACCGTCTTCAATGATACATTTACGATTCATAACGCCAAGGGCAACAAGCACAAATACAACAAGAATAAAAGCAATCATTTCTCATCCTTATTGCGGAGTGACATCCTGAGGTCGCCACCAGTATGTCTGGTTAAACTCTTTCTTCGAACGTTGCTCCATTTTACGCAAATAGCCTGGTGAAAAATACTCCTGCATCTGGTTAAAGATCATGTGATCGAGAGCCGCCTTCAAGTACCAGAGATTCGCACCTGGCATCAAACCTTTCCCCAGCTTCACCAGATCACCACCAGTCTGCTCACTCTTCCCTTCCACAGCATTTAACGGTATGCCCTGAGCAATCTTCACTACGTCATCAACCAGACCAGCCACCGGGCCAAGCATCGACGCCAGCGCGCCGCTTCCGTACCTAGTGTGATCTGACAATAAAAAGTCACCGTAAAGGCCAAGACCACCACCTTTCAATAGAGCACCAAGCCAGAATTTTGCGGCATCTTCTCCTGTCATCTCGCGAGGATTACGACCAGACGCAAGGTCGTTAAGTTGCTGCGACAAAGCTCCAAGAATGGTCGTACTGGCAATAAACGTCGCAATATATGCCGCACGCCCACCAGCAGACGGCATACCCATAGCGCGTGACCAGTGACGCATAACCACCGAGATAGGGAACGATTTAAACAGGAAAACACTTCTCGTTAATTCACCTTTCCATGTTCCACGCTGAATACCAGAACCGGTTATCTGCGATCTTCTCGCGGAGCGTTTCGGCTTTGGCGTTATGGTGTGGCTTCTCGTTAAAGAGCAATTCGTACTCTTCACGGAGCTTATCCAGCTCACCATCATCTGACACATCGTTGATGATTTTGGTACTGGTTGCTGCCATTGACACCTTTCCTGCTACCTTTGCTTTTGCCTGTCTGGCTGCATCGTTAACAGGTTCCAGTGCGCTACCAGGCTCACCTTCGTATTCGATTTCTGCCCCCTCCGGCCACAGAGTGTTATGGATATGAGAGAGGCGCAGAACGCGGTATCTTGGTTTCTCACCTGACATCGATATCACCTTAACCAGTTACTTTTGAGCGGATCGGATACGGCGTATTGGCATCAACATCAAGACTGATACCAGCAGTGAATTCGCCAGCCGTTAGTGGGCCAGTTGCGACGGAGTAGTTAACACGCAGATACCGCTGAACACCGGCAGCGACTGGTAGAGATTCGACTTATTGAACATATCGTTCATGCGGTTCTGCACCGCCTCAAGCAGCGTAGAACTACGACCAGCAGCAGCGCGACGGCGACGAGTTTCTTCGTCGCGGGCATCAACAACGGCGGCATCCTGCTCCTGTGGTGCTGCCTGAACTTCTGGTGTTGCAGGCACTGATGGTGAGCTACCCATGCACATATCAATGACTCCGTACGCAATTAAATTATCACCAATTTAACCACATATGATTTACTTGTCGTAGACAGTTGACATTTAATGCGCAAATTATTACCTTTCAGGTAACAAAAGAGTTCATTCCGGTTACTAACCTGACTGGCTTGTCGTTAAATTGAACAGGTGGAGTGAGCTTTTATGTTGAGCAGTACGGCGTATGGCACATGCGACGATAGCGGTCTGGATACGTTTAAGGGGCACCCTCCCTTGCTCGGGCAAACGAACCAGGTAGCCGGAATGTGCAAGTCGAGCGGTTTTATTCCGCGCACGGGGATTCACCATCCCGGCGATTCGGTGTGACGCCTCGGAAGAGACGAGGGTGCAACGATGAGAGCATTTATGGAGCCGCGACAAAGTGTGGCGCCTTAACAGGCTAAGTGCTCTCAGCGTTGTGGCATTAGCTCAGTTGGACAGAGCAACCGCCTTCTAAGCGGTTGGTCGCAGGTTCGAATCCTGCATGCCACGCCAGAATCACGCCTAAGGACCGTGATGCCAGAAGTTCCAGGGGCTTGGCGGTGATGGTTTCCCTTGAAGGACTATCACCGCCCTTTTTACAGCAGGACGCCATTGCGATGACTTCATGCTGTAAACCAGTACAGCCACGGAAGGCATAACTCATTGCTTCCAGTTCGCCCGGTTCGCCGGGCATTTTTTTAAGGTGAGATTAGACTATGAGTGACAAAGACATTGAATCTGAAATTCAGGCTAAAGGTTTAGCCGCGCCGCGCGTTACGCCAGACCATATCGAGAGCATTATTGCTCAGGAGGCATATTTCACAGCAGAAGATGGTGTCTTTGGCGTAGCCATAAAAGCGAAACATACTGGCGGAGAGGTAAACTACCAGCCGCACGAATCACTTTCTCTGCTGACGTTCTGCGTTCTGGTGCTGCGCAACGGCTTCACCGTCACCGGAGAGAGCGCCTGTGCAAGCCCGGAAAACTTTGATGCGGAAATTGGTCGGAAGATTGCCCGGCAGAATGCTGTAAACAAAATCTGGATGCTTGAAGGTTACTTGCTGAAGCAGAAGTTAAGCGAGCAATAACACCGTGACATGTCACAAACAGCCAGCCGATGAGCTGGCTTTGTTTTATCCTCATCAGAGGATATCAACGACATTATCCCCTCATAGGGATACGTTTTTCATAATGACCGAAGATTACCTTAAAGGTAGAATCAGAAAAAAACCTAAAAGGGCCTGGACATGCTTGAATCACTTAAAGAATACCTATCTTCAACCGTTAATACCGCTGCGCAAAGGGTCAGAAATCCAGTGTTTGGAGCGTTCGCACTGTCATGGTGCGCCTTTAACTGGAAGTCGATTTTATACTTACTCCTCAGCGACTCCAGCATCATCGACAAGATCACCTACATTTCCAGTAATAGCAGTTGGAAAACGGTATTAGCATTCCCATGTGTTTCAGCAATAATCCTGTGCGGCGGCATGCCCTGGATCAACAACGTGATTTCAAAGTGGCAAGCCAAACCTCTTGATAATTACGATTCGATAGAGAACCACCGGAAGGCCAAGCGCATTCATCGCGCCACACGCCTGCAGCGCCTGAAGGCAAAGCACGATGTGACATACGACAAAGTTAAGACTGGCGCCGAAAAAGACATACAGGCTATGAAGGAAAGAATTACGGAGTCACAGGCCAGGATGGGTGAGCTAACGGCGGAAAGAGATAGGCTCTCCGATAAGGTTTTGGAATTGAATAAGAAGCTGGAAAACATGCAATCAGTGGCTGCAGCGTTAAAGATTGAGGCAGAAAAGTCCGCCAGAATGCTTGAAGATAGGGAGGCCAAAATAAATAATCTCATACAAGAATTAAAGGAAAAAGAAAAGGAAGGTATCGTATTGCATATGGGCCATGAACCCTTGCGAAAAACATATACATCACAGGCTGAGAGAATGATTGCTGAAGCCGTGAAAAATAAGCAATAAATCACGCAAACGGGTCGTAATCTGTGATGGCCTTGCCTTGCTGGTTCTGCTGACCGGGAATTCGCAGGCGCTTCGACACAGGGAAAGCAAACGTCAGCAATAGCGCATCGCCTTTCCCCGGCGAACGCCCAAGTCGCTCTTTGATATCTTCCTTCGGTTCGATAACGATTTTACCGTCCACGCGAACTTTGTACTCTGCCGTCGACAGGTCGTCCGCTGTTTCCTGGTCATCCAGCATCCCGCCCAGCCTCAGCCATGTCTTACATGAGTTGAACATCTCCCCACGCTTGTTGAGCATCTGCGGGTCAGTAGACGCGCCACCGAACGGAACAAGTTGCCATGTGCGCCCCCAGTCGTCACCGATTGACTTCAGGCCAGTACCGTAACCGAAGTCGATGAACACCGCGTCGGCCTGATACTGGTCTTCAAAGTCAGCGATACGCTTCGCCATAATCAGATCGTCGGTGGTCTTGTTGCCAGTCCACAGCACCTTACTGTGCAGCCCCTGCCGCAGGTATATCACCGCGTCATCAACGCCGGAGTATGCCGGGTCAACGCCGATTATCACCGGAGCATGTGCCACCTGCGCAGCGGTTACCACCCGTTTCATTGCCTCGTCAGTAAGACCGGTAGGGATAAACTGCAATTCAGATGCATCAGGGAATATGCCACGCACACGGATTTTAACGAAGTCGCTGTCTTCCCCGTAGTCATCAACCCATTTCTGCAACTGCTGTTTGTTAGTGCCTTCAACCGTCCGGCTGTCAATCTGCGCAGTTTTCCAGCGGTGTTTATATTTGCGGAAACATTCTCGGAAACGTCCGGTATTACGCGTCGGGTTTCCGAACGCCACCCAGATAATCTCAGTGTCTTCGTCCGTAAGCGCACCCTCGGCAACTTCCCACACCAGATCCGCAATGTTCGACGCTTCATCGAATACCACGATGATACGTTTGCGCTCGTTGTGTAGTCCGGCGAACGCCTCAGTATTGTGCTCAGACCAGGGGATTGCGTCAGCTCGCCACCGCTTGTCGTGCCCAGGATCATTGCTGTACATCGCGGTAGCGGTACAGGTGAACCAGTCTTTCGTGATAGCAAGGTTCGACCACTTGATAATTTCCGGCCAGGTCTTCGTTCGTAGCTGGTTGTCGGTATTGGCGGTCACCACGACCTTACAATCCTCGCAAGTGGACATGCCCCAGTTGATCAGCATTGAGATGAATGCGGATTTACCAATACCGTGACCAGAAGCACGTGCCAGCATAAGCGGCTGATAGCGCGTCTCTGGATTCTGCAGGTGATCACGTATCTCTCGGAACGCATCAGCCTGCCACTGACGTGGACCGGTAGCATGTGCCAGTTCAGTCCCCTCTTCCCCCCACGGGAACGCATAGAGGGCATAGCCAAGCGGATCGTGAGTGAACCCTGCAATATCCTCGATCAACTGCTCTTCAGGAGATAACGCTGTATCTGTCACTGATTACCATCCTGACGTTCTTTGAGTCGCTTCCTGGCTGCTGCTATGCGATCAGCAATTGTCACATTCACATTAACATCCAGACGTTCTTTGAACGCGTTGACATCAACATGCTTACCAATCAGCTCAAGGTTCTTCACCTTGTCAGGCCATTTAATTTTTTTGAGGATTGTCTCTATCGAATCCTCGTTCATGTTCATGATGGTCGACGACAGATCAAAGCCACTAAGCGTAGTGCGCCAGATTTTCGGCCACTCGCGGATTGGCTTAAGGCTCCCATCGTCGTTGAGGATATCAATCACGTCCATCTGGTCGATCTCCACCAGGCGCATGAGAACGTAATCAGCACTGACGCGCATTCGTTTGTTGCGCTCCTCCATCAACTCGGCAATCCGTTTTTGAATGCGTTCATCGCGCATCATGACACTGGCTTTAACTGCCGCTGTATTTGGGGAAAATCCTGCGTTAATCGCTGCCTGAGTCTGGTTTTCAGGCGTTTTGATGTATGACTGGCAATAAGCCTCCTGCATTGCTGTTAGTGGCTTAAATTGCGTTGATTTGCGTTTATAGGTTTTAGGTTCAGCAGGCATCATAACCACCGTGGTAATAGTTACCGTTGTGGTAATAGTACCATGCAAAATAAAGCCGCCATAGTTGGCGGCAGTATTCAAAACCCATCAAATTCATCATGCATAATCTACTCGTGACATGTCACACTATTAATTTCGTTTCATGCCAGCCTTTATTCACCCAGCATTGCGAGTCACCATTACACGGGCATGAATTAACAGGAACTCTCTCGCCGCACTTACCGCACCGTTTTCTGCTGATCGATTTTATACGCCAGCGCACACGTGCATCATCCTGGCGGCTCAGTAATAGCCATCTCATGATCAATTTCAGTACCGTTCTCATTCGTTGAGGTGATAGCAAAATAATCAGAGTCGATTTCGTTATCAGCTAAGTGGCGTAGCGTATCGGCAACAAGCCGGCCGTTTTCGATTAGCAGCCTCCCAACCGTTAGCGCAATATCCTCGTTCTCCTGATCGCGGGATTTGATGTATTGCTGGTTCCTTTCCCGTTCATCCAGTAGTGCCAGCACGGTTTCTGGTCCGGCCAGAAATTTGAAGGCGTTGAGCGCATCAATATCCACACCGTAATCTTTAAGTTCCTGTTCACTTAACAAATCATCATCAGCTGGCAACATTAACAGGCGTTCCATTGCTGGAATTGCACGTTCCGCCGCCTCACGCAGTGCCTGGTAATTAATTTCGCTCACTGGTTGCCTCCTTTGCGAAGCTGTTCAGCAATACTTACGCATATCTCTGCGCCTCTAATCAGCCCCGGAACGTTCTTGTTTGGCCCAACTTCACCATCAACAAAATCAATCATCGCGTTACGAGCCATATCCACCCCCTGCGCCCGAACTTCAGCAAGGAAAGCATCGGTGGCTGGGGTTTCGACATTAGGTCGAAGCTCATAATCACAAACTCTTTCAATCCATGGTGATACTCTGTCGCATTTCCTCTTCTTGCGTTCACCGACCTTGGTTGCCTGCTGAATAATTACCCCCCAGCAAATGCTTTCGACCTCTTCGCTCCATCCATCGCAAGCATCGCCTCTATAGTCGTCAATTGCAGCCTCAGCAGCAGCGATAGCCTCCTCAGCAGTTTTGTGACACTCGAAACTAAATTCAGAGCCATATGAGAAATACATAGCCCCGGCCTTCAGTCTTGCATTCTCCGCAGCCAGCGCCGAAAACTTCTCGTGTGCCAACTTAACAGCCGAATCAGCCTGTTTAATTGACTCAATGGCTCTCTGGTGGTCTTCGGCCAGCGCATTAGCACGCACCAGTTGCACTTCCAGTTGCGTTGCCAAATCGCTGATCAGCTTTGCCACACTGCGCATATCAACGGCACCACATTCTGCTTTCAGTTCCGAAGCCATCTCATGCCCGGCGGAAACTAACCCTTTGATATTACTTTCCATCTTTACCCTCGCTTATCCACATAACTTATTGATTACATTGATAACTAAAAAGATCGTCGATTCAGAACTCTTCGATGTTCCAGCCACCACCTGCTTTCTTTGGTTTAACCGTTACCCCGATGATTCGGAACGGATACTGATCTGCGGCGACTTTGGTTTTCACCCTGGCGTCGTCGGTCCAGAAACCTTTCACTTCGTGCAGTTCCATCTCTCCGGTGGCGAGCATCACAGCGAAATACGTGTAATGATTTCCATGGTAAGCCCTGTTATTGGTATTGGGATTACGGTTATTTTGTGCTGACACAAAAAAAAGATCAACCATATTTGGTTTTTTATTACCTTTGAGGTACGAATAGATATGAAAAGACCGCCGGATGGCGGTCTACAGAGGGTTGTGGCTGGATATCATGAGTAGAAGAAGTATGCCAGTTCTGCTTTTGAGCGCAGCCATTGTCTTGATTTACAGGCTTTAAAAAGCCCATCCATCAATACCTTACCTGGCATTTTGCGCTTACCTGTTAAGTGAGTCTGGATATAGTGACTCGTCGTTCCGGCTTCCTGTGCGAAGGCTTCACGCTCATCCGGAGTAAGTGCAAGCCAGTGCTTTTTGAAATCGAAATGTCCGTTATCGCTCATAGCTATTGCCTGATATTTATTTCAGATAATAAATATTCACCTATAAGGTAACAAAAATCAAGGATAGTTACCCGTGAGGTGCATTTACCTGTTGGGTAATATTGCTTTAAATTGAATCATCTTCTGATTCAGATATGAGGCGATTTTCCAGAAAATGAAAAGTATCCAGGACGTCCGCAGGCAAAATCTCAACGACTTGATCGACCGTGAATTCAATGGTGTTCAGACGCGGATGGCTGAAAAACTTGGAACTCAGGCAAATCTGGTAAACCGCTGGGCTCTTGGCAAGAAGGTTATCGGCGACCAGGTTGCACGAAAAATTGAAGCTGCCGCCAATAAACCCCGTAACTGGCTTGATATCGATCGCTCGCTTTCTCAGGAAGGTTTTCAGCCTGTCGGCCCAAGCGACATTGGTCAGTTGGCGGCTCACAACCTGGAACGCTGGATGAGCGAAAGCCGCGACCTTTCAACGCAGGGAAAACTACACCGCGCATCCGGCGTCGCCCAGGTGACAATCAGCCGCCTGTTAAACAATGAGGTCAGCGTTTCCATTTCCACCCTGGAGAATGTTGCATCCGCATTCGGGCGTCACGGCTATGAATTACTGATTCACCCGCACGACCCTGCGACCATCAACTATGATCGCTCGCGCTACGCATTGTTACCCGAAACCGAGAAAGCAAAGATCGAAAGTTACATTGAATTTGTCATCAACCAGAACGAAAAAAACAAACAATAAAACCATATTTTTCAGTAAGTAAGCCGCCTTATGGCGGCTTTTTTATTGCCTATTCGATTACCTAACGGGTAATTTTTTTAACTCATATCTATTGACATCAAACCACATACGCATAATTATTACCTAAACGGTAACAGACCGAGGTAACAAGTTATGCAGTGGAAAATCATCAACGGTTGGTACTGCGTTACTGCATGCGGATTCATGAGCTGGAAGTTCCGCACCTTACAGGAAGGCATTAAGTGGGCTTTCGTCAGCAAAGAAGCTCGCGATGTGGCCAACGATAACGAGATATGGGAGGGCTGATAATGAACGTTAATCAGCAGAAAAATCTTCAAAAAATCATGCTGGCATTCGACAAGGACTACCGTCTGTCAGAACAGCTATATGACCGACAAGTTGAACTGATTGAGAGTATCCGGCTTCATCAACTGGCATCAACTTTCGACGTTGTAACAGTTAAAGGCGTTCGCCAGGAAGTACTGGAGGCCGCTAAAGACAGCCCTGAGTTCGAAGAACTAATGGATGCCTACCGGCGCGAGGCAATGGCAATTATCGCCCGCTGGGATCTGGCTGATCAGCTTGATGGGCAGAGGGACGCGGCATGAAACCAACACTCCTCTCATTGCTGCGAGGTGGAAAACACAGCATCCGAGATATGGCAAAGATTCTTGGTATCTCAAGATCGAAGGTTTCTTGGTTCATCGCTGAGCTTGAACGTCGCAAATGGGTAGAGGTAACCAGGAGCGCAATATATTTCCACGATGGAACCCGTTCCAACAAGCAGAACGAATACAAGGTTAAGTTATGAATACTGGCATCTATTTCGACATCAGCAATGAGGACTACCACGCCGGTGACGGCGTGAGTAAGTCGCAACTGGACATGGTTGCCAAGAATCCGGCGCTTCTTAAATGGGTTCAGGCAGCACCAGAAGACGAAGAGAAAAAGTCTGCACTGGATATGGGAACCGCATTGCACTGTCTGCTTCTGGAGCCTAGAGAGTTCGACAAACGCTTCATTGTTTCACCGAAATTCGATCGTCGGACGAAACAAGGTAAAGCTGACGAAGAGGCATTTCTTCGTGATGTGGCGGATATGGGGATTACGGTACTTGATGCCGAGCAGTGGCGGAAACTGGAGCTGATGCGTGATAGCGCAATGGCTCACCCGGCGGCACGCTGGATGTTGGAAGCACCTGGTTACTGCGAAGCATCAATGTACTGGAACGATGAAGAGACGGGTGAGTTGTGCCGAATTCGTCCAGACAAATGGCTGAACGAGCACAACGTGATCGTCGACGTGAAAAAGGTTGCAGATATGGACCGTTTTGCACGCCACATCGAGGAATTCCGCTACCACGTGCAGGACGCAATGTACCGCGAAGGCGCAATGAGGGTTACTGGTCAGCCGCATGGTTTTTTCTTTCTTGCCGTGAGCGAAAGCATTGATTGTGGTCGGTATCCGGTACGCGTGTTCGAGCTGGATGCGCAGGATGTCGATGCCGGGCACGCTCTGTTCCGCCGGGATCTGAATACCTATCACGAATGCCGCATCAATGATGAATGGGGCGGTGTGGAAATCATTAAACGCCCTGAGTGGGCACGCAAACAGGATATGTACATATGAGCAACGACATCGCAAACATCAACGCACCAGTAGACACAGCAATCGCTGGAACTGCTGCAACTATTTTCAGCCCAGACGGCTTGAACCAACTGATGAAATTCGCCGAGGTAATGGCGCAAAGCCGCGTAACGGTACCGGCGCACCTCGCCGGGAAACCAGCTGATTGCATGGCCGTGGCAATGCAGGCTGCGCAGTGGGGAATGAACCCGTTTGCCGTGGCTCAGAAAACCCATGTTGTGAACGGCACGCTAGGTTATGAAGCCCAATTAGTAAACGCAGTTATCTCAACGATGTCGCCAACAAAAGATCGCATCAACTACGAGTGGTTCGGGCCGTGGGAACGCGTGATCGGTAAGTTTGTTGAGAAAACATCCAAAAACGGCAATCCATATATCGCACCAGGCTGGACTCTAAAAGACGAAGAAGGCTGCGGTGTTCGCGTATGGGCAACCATGAAGGGCGAGGATCAACCTCGAGTGCTTGAGTTAATGCTGTCTCAAGCACAGGTAAGAAACTCCACACTTTGGGCCAGTGATCCGAAACAACAACTCGCATACCTTGCGACAAAACGCTGGTCTCGCCTGCACTGTCCTGACGTAATCATGGGCGTCTACACCCCAGACGAATTACAGGAAACGGCACCGCGCGTTGAGCGAGACATTACTCCGCAAACGACCACTGCTGCGGGAATGAACAGTCTGATCAACGCTAAACCAGCGAAAAAGCCTGATGAGCAAACGCGTAAATCGGATAGCCGTGATCCAGAAGAAATGCTGATGGCCTTTACCAGCGCAGCGATGAATTACAGCACTGTCTCCGAACTGGATAAGGCTTACAAATACATTGCACAAAAACTTTCAGATGATGACGAACTGCTGGCAAAAGCCACCGACGTTTACAGCGTTCGTCGGGAAGAATTAAACGAAACATCTATGTAACCACCACCGCGGCGCCACACGCGCCGCACTGCAACCAAGAGAGGTATTTATGAAAGGTGCATTAGGTAAGAAGGAACTCCTGGCGGTGGTGCCACTGTCATGGAGCACTATCGACCGTATGGAGCGCGCAGGGGAATTTCCTAAACGCTGGTATATCACTGACAAACGCTGCGCATGGAACCGTGATGAAGTTGAGCGTTGGCTTGATGAACGTCAGGCAGCAAGCCCGGCAGAGTTCCAGGGTAAAAAACCTCCTGTTCAGCAACGTGTATATCGTCCTGTGAGCAACGCGGCATGAGTGTACTGCTAAGGCTCTGGAGCAAATGGTCAGGATGGTACTTATTCCTGGCCTCTGTTTCAGCATGGCTTTATCTGCTGGCATTAATTTTCAGAGAGGGTTGGATTAAGTGAGAAAGTTAAGCCGACTTGAAAAATATCACATGAACAAGGTTTCAATGCGCAGCCCTTCAAAGGTTGTTGCCGTTACTCCTGCGGCGATAGAGATCGAAAAACGCGCGATTGAAAGAGAGAAAAAAGGGCAGTTCCGCATTGCTGCCCACCTTTGGCTTCAGTGTATGGATGTTGCTTCTGGTGATGTTGAGCGTGCAAGGATCGCGGTTCGCAGGGACCAATGTATCACAAAAGGTAACGGCCTTCGCCGTGGCGACTATAGCGGCATAGGATGTTGCGGGGTGGTTTATGACTAAGAAATACACACTAATCTATGCAGATCCACCCTGGGTATACCGGGACAAAGCCGCAGATGGTAATCGCGGTGCCGGTTTTAAATATCCGGTTATGAGTGTGCTGGATATCTGCCGCCTTCCTGTGTGGGATTTGGCCGGTGAAAACTGTCTGTTGGCCATGTGGTGGGTGCCAACACAACCACTCGAAGCACTAAAAGTTGTTGAAGCCTGGGGATTCCGTCTGATGACCATGAAGGGCTTCACGTGGATAAAATGTGGTAGTCGACAACCAGATAAACTGGTTATGGGTATGGGGCACATGACTCGCGCCAATAGTGAAGATTGCCTGTTTGCAGTTAAGGGAAAACTACCTACGCGCATTAATGCAGGGATCGTTCAGTCATTTACCGCACCGCGGCTTGAGCATTCAAGAAAACCAGATGTCGTTCGTGAAAAACTTGTGCAATTGTTAGGCGATGTTTCTCGCATTGAACTGTTCGCCCGCCAGTCGTCTCATGGCTTCGATGTTTGGGGTAATCAGTGCGAAGACCCGGCCGTGCAACTACACCCAGGATACGCGTTGGATATTGGCGGATTAACAAATGCATTCAGCAATGCTCCGCTGTCACCAACAGACAACCAGGGACGGGAGCGTGCAGCATGAACAGGGCATCACCTGCAGATTTAAGGAAATGCCTTGAAACTGCAAACATGCTTGCACATAGTGGGATCAGGTTTGTTCCAATTCCCGCTGTCACTGATGCTGAATTTGCAACGCTGTCAGCAATATTCGCAGACAAAATTGAATCACTGGCAGCAGAAGCAGAGATGGAAGAAAATCAGCAGAATAATTAA